TGTACCCATCTCAGGCTTACCTTTAAATGCTACAGAGTTATTAGCTAATGCTCTCTGTCCTTCATTCTCCCACCATTGACCTGACTTAGCATGTCTCATTTGGTCATCGCCTAAGTTGGATAGGGATATAAGTGCAGACCTACGCACCCCACCTACAACTACAACTTCTCCAATCTTACACATCAAGTCGTGACACTCAATAGGAAATAATCTTCTTCCTTTAGCACCCTTGAACTTCTGTATGCAGAACTGAAACAACTCAACTAAGGGTGCAGGTCCTGATGCTCTACCACCAAATGTCTTTAGCCTTGCACCTGCTGGTCTAACCTGTGATACATCCCAAGTAGGCACTTGTCCTACATATAACATGGCAATAAGTTCTCTCAATGCTTTTGCCCAACCGGGTCTGCTGTCACCGACAGTGATGATAGTAGTGCTGTCTTCAAAGTGTTCATTAACTATAGGTAGCTTGTCTACATTCTCACGTTCTACTGAGAAGCCAACACCTGTGCCACACATAAGTATGTACATACACTCGTCAAATGAACGAGGACTATCTACAGGTATATAGCTACAGTTGTATCCACCTACATGACACCTATCTAGAGCAGGTCCTGCTGTCATTAAGGCTCTCATGCTAGGCATCACACCTAGAGACATTATTTGATCTGTTAATTTTTCTTTCAATGCTTTTGTAATAGTATAATTATAATTAGTAGATAGATGATTAGACATATAGTCAAAATATCTGCCTACAGTCTCTGACCAATTCTCTCTTCTTTGTTCGTCATCTTTCCATCTTGCATAGCGAGAGAGTGCTATAAAGTTTTGATAGTCAGTTGGTAAGTAATTTTGTATCATTTATGTCTCCTGTATTGTTCTAATATTTTTTATTTTAACACCACCTATATCATATATAAATTCTGTCATGCTTGTTTCTAATTCCTCTGCTACGTTTTGATCGGCAGGCATAGGATATTCTTCTTCATCTACTTGTAATGTTAACATCATTTTAACTCTTACCATCATAGACCTCAATCAATTTATTGAGATACCATTGTGCTTTCTTTAAATCTTCAACACCATTCTTATATCTGTATCTCCATAGATATTTAACTATATTACCCTGTAAATAATAGTCAAAACCGTTAGTCAACATAGCTTCTAAGGCATCTATAGTTTCTATACCTGCTTTATTATAGTGTGCAGGACTATTAACCATATCCTTTTCTTCTTCTTCTTTTAATCTTCTTGCCATATACTCACTATGCCTTTCCATTATGCACTACCCTTTGTGTTTGTTTTAAAAGATAGGTGTATTACATTACCATCTTCATGTGTAATGTCAACCTTTTTCTTCTCACAGGCAGGCTCATGTTCTTCTTTTTCATTAACAAAGTCTTCTAATCTATCTGCTAACTCAACATCTTGTTCCATCAAAGCAACGGTGCTTGCTACAAGCTGACACAAGTGTAATAAATCTTTTCTAGATTCTAAATCCATAGGATTGTTTTGTGATGTGAGTATATTCACTTCCACTTGCCCTGTCCATCTATTATCTTTATTTAAAAAGGGTTGTAATTCTATGTAACAACACTCTGATCTTCTGTCAAATATATTTCTTTTCATTATAGTCTCCTTATTTTTGTACCTCTAAACTTTACAAATTTAGGGTGATTGTTTTTTCCTTTTTCTTTTAACCAATCTTCAGGAATGATTCTGTCATAATATCTAAAACCATATTTAATACACCACTCTCCATAGGTTGATTTTGCTCCTTTGCTTAATTTACTTCTACTATTAGTGAAAACAAATCTAATATCAAGTTTAGGATGTTGTTTCTTTATAGCTAAATGTTTTCTTCTGTCAACTGCTAAAAACCTACCCTTTGTTTCTATTATTATTCCATTCTTTAATATAAAGTCAGGGGTATAGGTGCGATAAGTTAAGTCCTCCCATTCTATCTTAATGCTCTCATATTCATATTTATGCTTTAGCAGTTTAAGATATTCAGAAATCTTATGTTCTAATCCACTCCTATACCCATATTTTAAGGCTTCTCTACGTACCTTGTGAGGAGACACCTATAAGTTTCGCCACGTTATGCCTGTAAAAGGATTGTATGCAGGTGTATAACCTAAGTTCTTTAACTCTTCTTTTACAGCTTCGTCAGCTACCTTTCTTGCTTCCATAGCATCACGCAAACCTGCTGTACGCATTTCACGATACTCTTTTTTTGCTTCTGCTAATTGCTTTTCCATTTCTTCAATATTAGCTTTTAATTCGTCAAGTGTTTTACTCATTTGTATACTCCTTTCTTAACTCAACATATGACACAATTTTAGGAAACTGTGCCTTAGACATTACCGATGGTAATTCTTTTAAATTTTCCCAACAAGAAGTTTTATAGTCACAGAAATTACAAGTAACTCCTAATATTTTATTACCTGTTGGTTTACCTCTAAAGGTTTCTTCTATAGGTTCAAAGCAACGTGCAAACTCATTGTGTTTTACAGTCTCCACTGTTGCTCTAATCTTTAGCATTTCTTGCTTTTCATTGGCATTACTTGCCGACACGTACTTAAATTTACCATTTGCTTTATTAACTACCCACCAACCACCAATCTTTTTCTTGGCAGCTTTTGCATAGCCTACTAACTGACTAACATAACCAAATGGATCGCCTTCTTTTAGAGTTTCGTAGGACTCAAACTTATTATCATAAGACCAAGCAGAAGCTGACTTAACATCATCAACTGCTCCATCTATAACTAAGTCATACGTGCCTGATACATTAGTACCATCTATATCTAATGATACATTTTCAGGCTCTTCATATTTAACTCCTGCACCTTTTAGTAAACCTTTAAATACTGCTTCAACAATATCTCCTAACATCATGTTCATCATAAAGTTATTAGGTTTACTAGATGCTTCTTCAGGCTTGTTTTTATCAAACCACAGTTGGCAGGTGGGTCTACCTAAATTAGACATACGTAATCTGAAGTCACCTCGTTTGACTACCCCACCAAACTGCTTTCTAAGTGCATCTTTTACGTCATTACCTACTTGTTCAATTACTTCTTCTGACATAGTAGACTTACCATTTATAGCATCAGACATATATTGATGCACTTGCAGTTCAGCAGGGTGATTCATTATGCTACTCCTTCTTCTAGTTCAACATCTATAAACTGCTCAACAGTCTCAATGTCTTCCTGAGAAGATTCCTTTTGGTTAGCATATGCCTTTTCCTCCCAATCTTTATATATGTAGTCATTAAAGTTTTTAACCCAATCAATAAAATCAGAGAATAGCTTTTGATCTTCATTACTAATGTCTAAAGATTTAGTCATATCTATTTTGGCTACAGGTGTGTAGAAAGAACTACCATTTGGTAATGGGTTCTCCTCTGTCTGCTCAAAATAAATATTATGTTGTAGTGGTAATCTCTGCTTCTTTGTAAACTGAGCAAACTGATCCCCTACTGTCTTATAGGCATCCTTATTATCTATCTCCCATATGAAAGGAAGTGATTCTACGGAAACATCATCTCCGTTTGCATCCTTTGCACCTATTAATTGCACAGTACCAAAAACAACCCTTACTCGTTTTATTTGTCTTATTAAGTCCTGCATATCAGAAGGTAATGCCTTAAAGTCTTTTACATAACCTGTAGGTTTGCCACAGTTAAACTTACCTGTATTATCTTTCAAATCCATATTAAGATTATCAGCCATAATAGTTCTTTGATAAGTGCCTTTAGGCTCTCCTTGCTTGGCATTAGTATTTGCCACGTACCTTCTATACATAAATCTCTGCATATAGGGTCTTACCGACATCTCATTAGCATAATAAAACGTAGACTTATCTCCATCTAAAACTTCTAGACGATATGCTCCACCTTCTATTACCTCTATCTTTTTGGTCTTGCCATTGATCTCTTCCGTTCCCATGAGGGGAGAGTGCCATATCCTTAATCTGTTAAGATTGTTACTCTTTTTAGGAGCACTGCTACCTTCTCCTGCAATACCCATAGCTTTAGCCATAGCACTGTAGTTATTGGTATCTATAGTCATTATATCTGTCATTCATTTTCCTTTCTATTTACATAAGTTCCGTAGTTATATCACGCAACATCTTTAGTGTCAAGCCAATTATCACCTATTTTTGCTTCTAATAATAATGGCACATTAAACTCAATCTGAAACTGCCTTTCTATAATATTTTGCAGATCATTATTAAGTTTCTTAATTATATATAGCACCTGATTAATTTCTTCAGGATGAATATCAACTACTACAGAATCATGTACAGAGTTAACTATGCAAGATTTATGGGTAGATAATAATTTCTCCATGTGTATTAACACAAGAGGTACTATATCAGCAGTAGCGAATGACTGCACAGGATAATTTTTTATCTGTGTAAAGTGACTAACACTGCCATTTCTTCTTCTCTCTACATCAGGGAAAGCAAACTGTCTACCTGATGGGGTAGTTATCATTCTCTTCTCTAGAGCTTCTTGAGCCAATCTGGAGTGCCATGACTTGATACCTTTATATTTTTCTGTGAACTGTTCATAATATTTTGCTTCAGCAGACGTTCTCCCAAAGCCTGTTGCTCCATAGAGGGGTGCAAAGGTATGAGCTTTTGCTTCTTGCCTAGTAGTTTTCTGACCTGATTCCGTAATGACAGAAGCAGTGTATGCATGTACGTCAAATCCATCTTCAATCTCCTTCATTGCT